CGAGGATTGACAACATCTCCTCGTTCCAAATCTCAGTAGACGAACTCAATAAGTGGGTACTCGATGAACTCAAGCCTAAAGCAAGAATGGCCTGGAACGGCGAGGGCGAGCTTCTGCCCGGCGACTGGTGTAAGTTCTGTACGGTTAAAACTCGCTGTCGTGCTCTCTATGAGGAACAAATCAAAATCGCTAAAGCTGACTTTGCAGAAGACCCACGAATGCTGTCTGACGAGGATATTGCGGACATTGTTCGTCGTGCTCCGAGTTTCACAAGCTGGGTTAACTCCATTACAGAGTATGCACAGAATCAAGCCGTTAATGAGGGTAAACAGTGGCCTGGTCTTAAACTGGTTGAGGGACGGTCTGTCCGTAAGTGGATTGACCCTGACCTCGCAGAGAAGACAATCCGTGAACGTTGTCCTGAAATTCCCAACGACGTACTCTACACTACTAAGCTTAGTAGCTTGACTACTATTGAACGCGCAGTAGGCAAGAAAGAATTCTCAACACTATTTGCTGATATTGTAGTAAAGCCTGCTGGTACTCCAACTCTTGTTCCGGAGGACGACAAACGCCCTGCTATCGGTATCGCACAAGCACAAAAAGATTTTCAATAATTAAAGCTATGAACACAATCATTGTAATGTTTGACGGCACTTGTAAAAAGAAGTATGCCTACAACACCGACTCCAAAGTTGCCACTGGCGACGTTCTTGTATCTCCTGACTACAGTAACAGCAAGATGACTGTTATTGACGTTCTGGACGAAAGCTATAAGTATGTAAACCCGGACACTGGCGAGCTTTCTAACAAGATGACTTCTCTGAACCAGAATCTCATCAAGACCTTGAAAGTAGTCGCTGACAAGACGGACCAGACTATTCTTTGTATTAGGTTAACCAAATAACTCAGTACCATTATGGAACAAACAACAAAAGTTGTAACTGGAAAAGTACGCTTCAGTTACGTGGCTGTATTCCAGCCGAAGGCTATGGACGAGAAGTCTGAGCCCAAGTACAGTGTCTCTATCATCATTCCGAAGAGCGACAAGGCCACGCTTGACCGCATCAACAAGGCTATCGAGGCTGCAAAGGTTGCCGGAAAAGCAAAGCTTGCTGACAAGACCGGCAAGATTCCGGCCAACATCAAAGTTCCTCTCCGTGACGGTGATACGGACCGCCCCGATGACGAGGCTTATGCCGACTCCTTCTTCATCAACGCCAGCAGTAATCGTCGTCCCGGTGTGGTTGACGCCCAGCTGAACGAAATCATCGCTCCTGAGGATTTCTACTCAGGTTGCTACGGCCGCGCCTCCATCAACTTCTACGCATTCAATGCCGCTGGCAACAAAGGTATTGCTGCTGGTCTGCAGAATCTCCAGAAGTTAGCCGAGGGTGAGCCTCTTGCCGGTGCTTCCGCTGAGCAGGACTTCGGTGGCGATAACGAGTACAAAGACAGCGATATGCTGTAGTACTCTCTTGGCTCGGATAGGACGTAATAGAAAGCCGTCACGGTTTTTAGCCAATTTTTACCGGCAAACATTAGCTGGCCCGTTACCAGCCCGAGCTACAAAGCATTCTGTTGTGAAACCTAATGCAAAACTTAGTGATTTTAAGGACAGCGCTCATCGACCAATGGTAGGTCCTCAGTCTCGCTTGACAGCTTGCTGACAATGCTAGTTCGAATCTGGCTGAGCGCACTATGGACTACCTATTTATAGACTTAGAAACATACTCCTCGAGAGACTTGAAGACTGTAGGCCTTTACAAATATGTTGAAGACCCGGAGTTCGAAGTTCTTATTTGTGGCTATGCTTTTAACCATGAGCCGGTTACTGTTGTTGACCTGGTGAATGGTGAAGAATGGCCAGAACGCCTGGTTAACGCCCTTAATGACCCTAATGTTATTAAAGTGGCGCATAACTCTGCTTTTGAGCGTCGATGCTTTGCTCGTATTGGTATGAAGACCCCTATTGAGCAATGGCGTGATACTCTTATTTTATCCGCTTATGCTGGTTTGCCTCTTGCATTGAAAGACGTCTGCGACATTCTCAAAATAAAGGAGCGTAAACTCGCTACAGGACTTTTGCTAATTAGATTCTTCTCCTGTCCCTGTAAACCGACCAAAGCTGACCCTAACAAGACCAGAAATTATCCAGAAGACGACCCAGAAAAGTGGGAAGACTATAAGGAGTATAATGACTATGACGTGCGGTCTGAGCGTGAGATATTCTATAAGCTCACTGAGGAAACGCATGTAGAATGGCCGAAGTCTGAATTAGAGCTTTATATCTTGGACCAGCAGATTAACGATAGGGGCATTCTGCTCGACCTCGACCTCGCTGAAAAGGCCCTTGACATAAATGAGAAGTATTCGGCACAAGTTTTTAAAGAAGCACAAGATTTGACCGGTCTGGAGAACCCCAATTCTGTGGCGCAGCTTGCAGATTGGATTGAGGCTATTACGGGTCTTCGCCCCGAGTCCTTTGAGAAGCGATACTTGTCTCAGTTATATGAGGATTACGCCAAATTCCCTGAAGTAATTCAAATGCTAGACTTGCGCAAAAAGCTCGCCAAGTCTTCCATTAAGAAGTATCAGATGATGCTCAATTGTGCTATGGACGATAGGCGTATCAGAGGCACATTCCAGTTCTATGGTGCAAACAGGACTGGTCGTTGGGCTGGTCGTCTTCTGCAATTACAGAACCTGGCTAAGAACCATATCAACCATATTGAAATAGCAAGAGAAGCTGTAAAAACTGGCGACGTAAATGTTGTTAGTATGATGTATGATGACGTGTCTGACATCTTGTCGCAACTCATTCGTACTGCTATTATTGCTCCTGAAGGCAAACTTATAGGTGTTGCTGACTTCTCTGCCATTGAGGCCCGTGTTATTTCTTGGTATGCCAATGAGCAGTGGAGAATGGACGTGTTCAATGGTGATGGTAAAATTTATGAGGCTACTGGTTCTAAGATGTTCGGTGTTCCAATCTCTGCGATTACCAAAGGTTCTGAATTACGCCAGAAGTCCAAAATCTCTGAGTTGGCTCTTGGTTATGGTGGAGGCGTTAATGCGCTTGAAAGAATGGGCGGTCACGATATGGGACTATCTCAGCAAGTCGAGCTTGACCTGGTTAGGAAATGGCGTAATGCAAATCCTGCAATTGTAAAGATGTGGTCCGAGCTTGAGACTGCAGCAGTTACTGCCATCAAGTATCACAAGCCTGTTGTAGCTACAGTCCGTAAGCTGGTCTTTGAGTGTGACGGTGAGAACTTGACCATTAAGCTCCCTTCTGGCAGAAAGCTCTATTATCGGCATCCGCACTTTAAGAGTGTACGCGTAGGAAGCTCAACCTATGAAAGTTCTAATATCTTCTATGAAGGTACTACTGATAAGGGCGTCTGGGGTGATATTGATACTTACGGCGGAAAGCTGACTGAGAATATTGTACAGGCTACAGCTCGAGATATGCTGGGCAATTCTATGCTCAATCTTGCGGCGGCTGGTTATCTTCCTATTTGTCACATACACGACGAAGTTCTTATTGAAATACCAAAAGAAAATGCGGAAGACCACTACAACAAGATTGTGAGCATTATGGATAAGCAGCCTAAGTGGGCTTTAGATATGCCGCTTAAAGCAGATGGATATGTAACACCTTTTTACTTAAAGGACTAAAATAATGACTGAGTTTAAAGTAACTACAGACGAGCAGTTAGATGTAGCGATTGGTACAAGCGCAACAAGTAAAACCTGGCGTAATACAAAAATTATGTGGTCAGAGCTTGTTGCTCGTCTAGCTAAACCCGTAGTAACCGTTGAGACCTACAAGGAATACAATGCTATGCCAAAGTCTGACCGAGCAAAGGTCAAAGACCTTGGCGGTTATGTTGGCGGTTTTCTTGTTGGCGGCAAACGCGATAAAGCCAGTGTTTCTTACCGGCAAATAATAACACTCGACGTTGACTTTTCCCACGATAATTTCTGGTGGGACTTCACTATGCTGTACGACTGCGCGGCGGTTCTCCATGCCACGCACTCCTCGGGTCCAAATCATGTTAGGCATCGTCTTATCATTCCTTTGGACAGACAAGTCTCTTGCGAGGAGTATCAAGCCATCGCGAGAAAAATTGCCGGTAACACTGGTATTAACTGTTACGACTCGACAACCTTTGACATCAATCGCTTGATGTTCTGGCCCTCCATTCCGAAGGACGTAGAATATGACTTCCACTTCCAGGACGGCGCGTTCTTATCTGCCGATAAGGTTCTCGCTACATATAGTGACTGGCGCAATGTTATGGAGTGGCCGTCACCAGAGGACGAGGCAGAGTACATAACTAAGACTATTAACAAACAGGAGAACCCAGTTGAGAAGTCTGGTATTGTAGGAACTTTCTGCCGCGCCTACTCCATCACCGCAGCAATTGAAACTTTCCTCTCAGACGTGTATGTCAAGTCCGGCAAGGACCGGTACACGTACACACAAGGTTCAACTGCTTCAGGCCTGGTTGTATACAAAGACTTGTTTGCATATTCACACCATAGCACAGACCCTGCAGGTAATAGACTCTGTAATGCGTTTGACTTGGTTCGTATTCACAAATTCGGCAATCTGGATAAAAAGCCTGAAGATACTGCCAGTTTTAAAGCTATGGAAGTCTTCGCGACTAAAGACCCGGAAATCCGCAAACGAATTGCAACCGAGAATATTCAGGCCGCAAAATTTGACTTTGCTGAGCCTTATGAAGACCCAACGCCTGAAGACACTGAGTGGCTCAAGAGTCTTACCGTTAATACAAAAGGCGAGTATGAAACAACGGCAAACAATATAAACATTATACTTTCCAATGACCCGAAATTAAAAGACGCTTTCAAGCTAAATACTTTTAACAATAAGCGTTATGTTGTGAAGAGCCTTCCTTGGAGAATTGTTAGAGGGGAAGAGCCGTTGAAAGACGTAGACTACGCGGGCTTGCATAATTACATTGAGTGCTTGTATAATATCGGGTCTTTTGCAAAGATTGATGATGCTTTTGCGCTCGACTTTGAGAAGAACCAATACCACCCAATTCAGGAATACCTTATGGGTTTATCCTGGGACGGTTCTCCTCGTGTTGATACGCTTCTTATTGATTACTTTGGCGCCGAGGACACTCCGTATACAAGAGCAATCATAAGAAAGACTCTTGCAGCCGCAGTTGCTCGTGTATTCCAGCCTGGCATTAAGTTTGACACAGCTTTGGTAATTGTAGGTCCGCAAGGTTCTTATAAAAGTACGTTTGTTAAGAAGCTCGGTCGAGACTGGTTCTCAGATACATTTACAACAGTTCAAGGTAAAGAGGCTTTCGAGCAGATTCAAGGCGCGTGGATTGTTGAAATGGCCGAGCTCTCTGGCTTGAAGAAAGCTGAGGTTGAGGCTATCAAGCATTACATATCAAAGCGCGAAGATTCATTCCGTCCGGCTTATGGCCGTGTGGTTGAAACCTATAAACGCCAGTGTGTGTTTTTTGGTACAACTAACTCACAAGACTTCTTGCACGACCCTTCTGGCAATAGACGCTTTTTGCCAGTAGACGTGAATATCGCACGAGTTACAAAGTCTGTTACCGAAGATATGACAGACGAGGAGGTTGACCAGATTTGGGCTGAGGCTTATCAAATCTATAAGAACCACGAGCCTTTGTACCTCCAGGAAGAAGCAGCTAAACTCGCAGTTGATGCTCAGAATAAACACGAAGAAGCAGATAACAGACGAGGCATTATAATCAATTATCTTGACCGACTTTATCCAGAGGACTGGGACTCCAAAGATGTGTTTGAGCGTAAGCAGTGGCTCGAAGACCCTCTCTCAGCAAATGGTACAGTACGTAAAGACTATGTGTGCATTGCAGAGATTTGGTGTGAGTGCTTAGGTAAAGACCGCGCAGATATGACAAGATACAATACTCGAGACCTCAATGAAATAATGAGAACTATTGACCATTGGGAGAACACGGGTTCAACTAAGACCTTTGTAAACTATGGCGTCCAGAAGTATTATAGGAGAAAAGAAGGATAGCGAGAAAACTCTCGAGCACTCTCTGGTTGAGAAGATACGTCAACGTGGTGGTATATGCTTGAAGTTACAAGGCAATATGTATGCGGGCATGCCAGACCGGTTGATACTGCTACCGGGAGGACGCGCGGTTTTTGTAGAGCTCAAGTCTGAAGGTATTAAGCCAAGAAAACTGCAGCTAATAAGGCACGAGGAATTAAGAGCTTTAGGATTTAAGGTATTTGTTATTGATACATACGAAAAGTTAACACAGTTTTTAAATGAACAAGTCTGATTTACATAACTATCAGCAAGTTTGCGTGGACCATATCATAAATGTTCCGTATTGCGGTTTATTTCTTGATATGGGCCTCGGCAAGACTGTTATAACCTTGACGGCTATCAATGACTTAATGTTTGATTATTGTGAAGTTAAACGAGTTCTGGTAGTAGCACCTAAGCGTGTAGCAGAAACCGTATGGCAGGAAGAGGCTAAGAAGTGGGAGCACTTAAGGCATCTGCGCTTCTCTAAGATTATTGGTACTCCGAAGCAGAGAGTAGCGGCGATAAACAAACAGGCCGACATCTATATTGTATCTCGCGATAACATTGCCTGGTTGTGCTTGTACTTCGGTGGACAGAAGTTACCCTATGATATGATTGTAGCGGATGAGCTAAGTAGCTTCAAGTCATATAAGGCCCAGAGGTTTAAGGCTCTCCGTGCTATCCGCCCGAGTCTTATGAGATTTGTTGGATTGACTGGCACACCCGCTCCAAATGGTTTTATTGACCTGTGGCCACAAATCTATCTTATGGACCGCGGTATGCGTTTGGGCAAGACTATAACAGCTTTCCGCCAAAACTATTTTAAACCACTTGTGTCCGATGGGTTTATCGTCTACAAGTATGGGTTGCTGCCTGGCGCTGAAGAGGAGATACGCCGCAAGGTTTCAGATATTTGCATAAGCATGTCTGCTAAGGATTATCTGACAATGCCCGATAAGATTGATAACTTTGTAGAACTCCAAATGTCTTCTGCGCTCAAAGCCCAGTATGACGAGTTTGAGAAGGAGAAAGTACTCGAGCTTACAAATGCAGTAGATGCCGATGGAAAACCGCTTACAATTACAACAGCTAACGCAATGGGCCTGTCTAATAAACTTCTCCAATTTGCTAATGGCGCAGTATATGATAATGAGGCGGAAGCAAGACAGGCGCATGAAGTTCACGATATAAAACTTGAAGCGCTTAAAGAAATAATCGATGATGCAAACGGACAGCCGGTTCTTGTGGCTTGGACTTTCCAGTCTGACCGCGACCGCATCAAGGAGTATTTCAAAAGCTATGAAGTAAGAGAGCTTAAAACTGCTCGTGACATAGTTGAGTGGAATGAGGGCAAAATACAAATTCTTATTGCGCATCCTGCTTCTGCTGGTCACGGCCTAAATCTCCAAGCCGGAGGAAACATTATAGTCTGGTTCGGTCTTACCTGGAGTCTTGAATTGTACCAACAATTTAACGCCAGACTTTATAGACAAGGCCAACAGAAGGGTGTTATTATAAACCATTTGGTTGTGAAAGGAACAGAGGACGAAGAGGTTATAAAAGCTCTCAAAACTAAAGATAAAACACAATCCGGGCTCCTGGAGAGTCTTAAAGCAAAGCTTGATAAATATAAACAAAATTTCCAATAGCTATGAACATTTTACACAGAGCTGACGAAATCGTCAACCGCCGTTCCGAGGAACGCGAACGCCAGTATGGCCCTTTCTCCAAATGCATGGAGCGTGCAGCAAGCATCTTCAATGCGATGTCTCCCGAGGGTGAGACTATTACGCCTGAAGGTATGTACCGTGCAATGATTGCAATGAAGTTCGCCCGTGAGGCAAATGCCCACAAGGAGGACAATCTTCTTGATGCTCTCGCTTATATCGGAGCGCTCAACAACTACATCGATGAGAAACACGAAGACCCTAAACTCTTTTAACCATGGTAGAGATTAGCAACGTAAAGGTTTATGACCTTCAGGAAAGTGTCTGCGCTTGCCGCAATGCCATGCGCATTGAGCCTTCTGACTATTCCGCAGAAGACTTTGAAAAATCATTAGAGCGAGCCAAGAAGCTGGCAAGTCTCAATAGTAACTCTGGTCACCCTAACTTCCTGACTGGTATTCGCGTGTCCTTTGACATAGTGTACCCGCAGTACTTCACTCCACAGCTCCAGCGCTACCATTTCATTGACATCGTGTCTTCCAGTAGTAAGGACCATAGACTGTCGAGAATTATGGAAGCTAACTGCTACAACAAGTATGTGAGCGAAGAGGTTAAGGCCTCCGTGCAGAAGTACCTCGATGCTTACAACGCCAATCCGAGCTATGAGAACCACATGATTCTCCTTAGCAACTGTCCTCTCGGTCTGCAACTCTTTATGAGGTGTAGCACTAACTATATGAGCCTCAGAAACCTCTACCATCAGCGTATTCACGATAAGCTGAAAGAGGACTGGGGTGCAGTTCTCGACATGATTCGTAATCTGCCTTATGCAGAAGACTTTATAACTCTCGGCAAGTAATGGGACGCACGTTTCAGGAAATAGCAGATGAGATAGACTTGACTTGGAATGGTGTAAACAGGCAGACCGTTAGAGCAGGTATTTATCTGGAAGCACTTCAGGAGTTTGATACGACTGACCCTGAAGCTACCCGCGGCGGACAAAGAGCCAAAGACTTGGTGTTGGGCTTTCTGCAAACTGCGTATTGTTTTAAAGGTCGTGCGAGCTATAGACTGAAACGAGAACTAAGAGACGCCGCAGGTATAGAATTTGATATTCATAAAAGTTGTCACGTAATATGAAAATTGTAAAAGTAAGAAACGTTAAAACTCCTGAAAGGGGTACTAACAAAAGCGCAGGAATAGACTTTTATATTCCTGAAGATTTTGACACAAAGATGCTCTTCCCGCATACTGACATCCTTATCCCGTCTGGTATTGTAGCCAAGATTCCTGAGGGCTATATGCTCATGGGCGCAGACAAGTCTGGTGTTGTAGTGTCGGAAGAGGGATATGTAAGGACCAAGCTCGGGCCCAGAAAGCGCAAGCCTTTTCCCAGCCCGCTCATTGTTGGTGCCAAGATTATTGACGAGGACTACCAGGGTGAAATCCATATCCACGTCATCAATGTTGGCAACAACTGTATCACGCTCACTGCCGGTATGAAGATTGCACAATTCATTCTTGTACCTGTATTCTATGACAATGTTGAGGTTGTCGACTCGAGAGAAGAGCTCTTCCCTGAAGAGTCTGACCGCGGTGCTGGTGGTTTCGGTTCAACCAATAAGTAGAAACTTAGGCCAGTCTCCGAGTTGTAAGCAGCTCTACCTACAAATTTACCCGTGTCCAAATAAACTGCAACAAGACAACTAAGTGAGACTGGCCTTTTAATCTTAATGCTATGACAAGAGAGGAGATGAAATTTCAAGTAGCTGTATCTTGTATACAAGGTATCTTGGAAGCTAAACTCAGTGTTATCGGCGAGGTTGTTCCGGAAGTAGCCGTGAAAGAATCCCTTCGCGTAGCCGATGAATTTGTAAGACAATGGTTTGGTGACTCTAAATAATAAAACTACTCGATATGAAAGAACAGATGCCTAAAAGCGATTCTACTGCCAAATATCCTGGCAGCGAGATGACTATTAAGTCCATCAATGAGATGGGCTCTAAGATGGAGAAGATTATTCTTGACGGTCTACCCAAGACCAAGCTCTTCTCCGATGCTGAGATTGTTCTGCTCCAGTTTGTGGGCGCAATGATTTGCGGGTCGCTTCGGGACCACGAGGCAATCAAAGACCACATCAGCTATTTCTGCAGAGACCTTGCTGGTTATGCTAACACCTGGATGAAGCTCGATGACCAGAACAAGCCGAAACTTATTCAGACTCCAGGACTCATCAAAAAGCCGTAGTCATGAAACACTTCGATGTTATAAACATTATTCTGTGGACGCTTGTGCTTTTGGTCCTCTTGTTCTCATTAGGGCGAAGTCTCAGAGCTGAGCCTGTAGCGGAGGAGCCAGTTCCAGTTGTTACCGAAGTAGCAGATACTCTGGACGTCTGGCAACAGCTTATAATGGCAATTGCATTCACTGAGAGCCGATTCACTACAGATGCTTTAGGAACTGCAGGAGATACAGGAATTCTACAATTGCGAGAAATCTATGTCAAGGAGGTAAATCGTTTATACGGAACTGAGTATACTATTCAAGACGCCTATGACCCAGAAAAGTCCTTGGAAATTTTCGGCTTGATGCAAGAGCACTACAATCCTGATAGGGACTTAGCTACAGGAATCAAGTATCACAACAAGAGCCCTTTTTATGCTACTACGGTTAAACAGAATATGGCGCTTATTCAACGTTACGAAGAATTTAGAAAACTTTTAATGAATACCGAATTATGAAACGCTTTTTCAAAAAAGTCTGGAATGTTATCCGGACAATTGGACTGATGATTCTCGGAGTTCTCTTCATGATTGCATACTTCTTTAAGTGGCTCTGGCAAAGACTGGTAATCTGGGTGCGCGACACCAAGCGGGCTAGGAAGACCGGCAAAGTTATTGTTAGGATATTTGAGATTCTCTATATGCCCATCTATTACGCGGTATACCTCGTCTCAATAGTCCTCCGCTTCTTAACTTGCATCTGCTATGTCTT